TTGTTGATTCTATTCACTTTTTTAGTCTTGTCGATTGGACTGAATTGCGCGATAATAGTCTTATGGGATGGGAAATTGGTCCCCCCCAAGATAGGAAGGAATAGAATATGAGTGGTCTTACAATAAAGCAGCGCCGTAACATGGTTGAAATTGAGCGCGACGCTATCAAGAATCTCCTCGACGACCAGCGCAAGATTCGCGCTGCGATCAAGCAGTGCCGTCTGAACATCAAGATGCATCGAGAGGTGCTCGCTGATGAGCGCAAGTATGCGCGCATCGTGAGGGAAGATAATCGTCGTCTGCGTGCACAAGTGCGTGCTCAGAAACAAGCCGAGAGAATGCATGCTCGAATTGCAAAGGCAGAGGAGCGTCTGGCGTCCTTGCGTCTGAAGGCAAATGCACCGAAGCAGATTCGCAAGAATCAGCGGAAGGCAAGTCCTGTGACCGTTTGGACGGCAGAACAGGTGGCTGCGCTGAATTCGTAAGTTGTTGAAAGACAAGGGGATTTTTCCCCTTGTCTCCTTCTTGTTTTTGTGAGATAATAGTTATATGAAGATTGTTTTCAATAAGTTGTTAGGCGGTTGGTACATTGTTCGTGGTCGGCATCAAACTCCGATCAGTGGACGGTTCGAGTCCAAGCAGGAAGCATTGGCATACCTGCGACGACGAAATCCCCTCCACGTCTTGTAACTCTTGGAAGTTGTCTTTTGGAATTGTCTGTAGTAATATTGTGTTTGTCCGTTGTTAATTTGTTATGAGGTATTGTTATGAGTAATGTTCGTTTCACGAAGCCTTCGAAGAAGGTTGTTCAGGTTTATGAGATGCTGAAGGATGGCAAGCCGTTCTCGTTTGAGAAGATGGTGAGCACTCTGAGTTGTTCGCCGACGACTGCCATGGTATTCATCTGCATTCTCCGTCGCGATTTCGGTGCTGAGATTGAGACCGAGCGTGATGGTCGCAAGGTGACAGCCTATCGTCTGACCAATGCTGACAAGATTGCCAGCAAGATGGTTCTGGCACCGAAGGCGTCCAAGACCAAGGTGAAGGCACCGACGGTTGTGAAGTCCACCAAGGTGTCGCGTGTTGCGGTTTCCAAGTCCGCAGCAGTTGAGGACGGTTCGGTTCCGACTCTTGACCGCGATCTTGAGATTGCGGAGATTGATGATCGTGAATTGGCTGATCTGAAGAGTCAGTTGGGTCTTGCCTAACTGTGTGGGGGCAGGGTAAAACCTGCCCCTCTTTCTTATGGATAAACCATCCGCAGAATTCTTTTCAACACTAGGTCAGTATGTCTATCAGTACATTGATCGCGACACTCTCAAGCCCTTTTACACTGGCAAAGGTAATGGGGATCGTTGTTGGGCACACGTTGTTGATAAAGGATTTGATCCTGCTGATTGCTTTATTGTTGCTCGCAATTTAGAAAAGTTCGAAAGCAAACAAGACTGGCAATCATTTCTACTTGAATCGTATCTAATTACAACTCAAAATCCTGAAGACAATTCTGTCTCAGGTCACTATAAGGAGTGTTTTGTAATGGCATCGCTTTCTTCTATGTTTTCTGAGTTTGAGAATGAGCAATATGATAACTTTGCTGCTCTTCCAGAATGGTATGTGGACAATTACGATTCTTTTCGCAATCGTGTACGAGAGGTCAAGATCAATGCGACCACTACGTTCGTGTTGAGTAATGCTCGCAATCAGATGTACATGATGTTCTACTGGTCGCCAACCGATGTTGATGTTCCGACCAAGGTCACTTTCGAAATCAATCTGCCTGATGGCGAACGTCTTGAGGCAGTCAAGACTAATTTGAAGAAGTGGCTTGCGAAAAACAACTACAAGAATCCTGTGGCTGACGGTAAGGTTCAGAAGTTGGCAGTGAATGTGGATTCAATTGAAGACGTTGTGAATCTCTGGAACGAGTTTTGGAGTTAAGATGCAAAGAGAATGGCTCAATGCAGAGCAGAATGTATCATACTATTTCTTTCGTCACAGTGGAAGAATAGTTGGGCAAGCATTTAATTTTGCACACACTCGCATTTGGGGCGCGAAGATTTATGTCAATCCAACAGAAGAACTTCTTCTTGGTCAATACATCTCTTTAGAAACTGCACGAGTTGCAATTGAAGAGTATTGGGATGAGAAAGATCGAACACTAGAGGTGGTGCATGAATATCTTTTACCTGCACACGGATCCTAAAGTCTGCGCAGAATATCATCTTGACAAACATGTCGTCAAGATGATTGTTGAATATGCGCAATTGATGTCAACAGCACATCGGTTGCTCGATGGTGTTCAATACTTCGACAAAAGTAAAACTAGTCGAAAAATTCATCGCTGGAAGTTGGATGACTATCGCGAAGACAAACTGTATCATGCAGTGAGTTGGAATCATCCCTCTGCAATCTGGGCGCGTCAGTCTGACTTGCATTACAACTGGCTCTGGCATCTGTATAAGAATCTTTGCGAAGAGTATCGCTATCGTTATGGTGGCTCAACAGATAAGCAGCACAAGACTTCGCTGCTTCTGTCAGATTTAAGTTTTCTTCCCTACAACATTCCTCGGACGGTAGAGTTCCAAGAGCCACCGCAAGCCATGCCAGAGGATGTAAAGGTTCCTGGAAACAGCATCCAAGCATACAAAAACTATTACATTCATTACAAGAAAGGATTCGCGAACTGGAAGGTTCGAGGCGCCCCCTCTTGGTATAAATAAATGAATGCAAAAGTTCTCAAACCTTCGTCCACAACTTGGAAATCTTTCCGTCTGGGATATTGACGAAACACTATTCCAGACGAAGGCGAATGTGCACGTCATGAAGAATGGTAAGCGCATCAAGTCTCTCTCTAATAAAGAATACAACACCTATAAACTTGGTGCTGGAGAGTCTTACGATTTCCAAGAATTCAAGAATGCAGATATCTTCGCAAAGACTTCAGTTCCAATTCAACGCGCAATTGATAAAGCAGCAAAGACTCTTCGAGCGTATTCTGAACAACCAAACTCAAAGGTGATTGTGCTTACAGCGCGTTCTGATTTCGACGATCCACATACCTTTCTAAATACCTTTGAGAGATATGGACTGAACATGAGAAACGTTCATGTTCATCGTGCAGGAAACTTGGGTCTCCCTGCGGCTGAAGCAAAGCGAATCTTCATCAAGCAATATCTGCACACTGGTAAATTTAAAACAGTCTCGTTGTTTGATGATGATCGAAGAAATCTGGATGTCTTTCTTTCTCTCAAGAAGGATTTTCCAAATGTGAAGTTTGTTGCTTATATGGCAAACCATGGTTATTTTAGGAAGTATTGATTATGCCAACATACGAATTTATCAATAAGAAAACAAAAAAACTTGAAGAGCATACAATGTCAGTCTCTTTGTATGATGAATTCAAAGAGAAGAATCCTCATCTTGAGCGATACATTGGAGATGCTCCACTATTCAGTTATAGTGGCACTGGTGATATGGCTGGGAAGAAAACTGACAACACCTGGAAAGAGGTGATGCACAAGATCGCAGAACAGAATCCAAGAAGTCAACTTGCCGATAAAGTTCTTCGCAAAGACACAAAGCGTGTAAAGACGGATGCTGTTCTCAAGAAACACAAGGTGTGGCAACAATAAGGACAACACGTGTCAAAAAAGAAAAACTCAAATACTGTTATTGAATTTAGTGAAGGGGTCGTTGAGAAGAAACCTCAACGGATTAAAGCAACCGAACTCAAGCAGTTTGAACCACTGACTGAGAATCAAGCGAAATTTTTTGAAGCATATAAACGTGGTGACTACTTTACCATGCTTTGTGGTTCAGCAGGAACTGGCAAGTCATTCATTGCTTGCTATCAAGCCATTCAAGAAGTGCTTGACAAGACATCCTCGTTTCATAAAGTTGTAATTGTACGTTCAGCCGTACAGTCTCGAGATCTTGGATTTACTCCAGGTTCAGTTGAAGAGAAGATGAGTCTATATGAACAACCGTATATGCAAATCTATCATACGCTATTTGGTCGCCGTGATTCATACGAAGCATTAAAGGAATGTGGACGCATTGAATTTATTTCTACAAGTTTCATTCGTGGAATGAGTTTCGACGATGCGATTATTATTGTCGATGAATGTCAGAACATGACTTTTGAAGAATTGTCGACTATAATGACTCGTGTGGGTTATCGTTCTAAGATTATCTTTTGCGGCGACTACAAACAGACTGACCTGTATCGCAATAACAAGGACAAGTCTGGTATGAAGAAGTTTCACGAGATTGCTAAGATGATGCCATCGTTTACTAATATTGAATTTACAACCGAGGATATCGTTCGCTCAAGTTTGGTCAAGGACTTCTTGATCGCTGTTGAGAAATACGAAAAAGAAACCTGTGTTTAATCATATACATCATGACTTCCCGAAACTCTTGAGGGAAGATGTTCTTGGCACTCGCATGTACGTCACTCCAAATGGATATCGTTATCCATCCGTGACAACAGTGCTTTCTGACTATAACAAAGAAGGCATCATGGAGTGGCGTGCAAGAGTTGGTGAAGCCAAAGCCAACGAGATCTCTCGCAAAGCAACCACTCGCGGCACTAGCGTGCACAAAGCACTTGAAATGTATCTCAAGAATGAGGATATCTCTTCCCTTGAGATGCTTCCAAACGTAAAGTCTTTGTTTGTGCGCATGAAAGAAGAGATCGACGCAAAGGTGAATAACATTCACTGCCTTGAAGATAAACTGTTCTCGCATGAACTGCAACTTGCAGGGACTGTAGACTGCATTGCTGAACATAACGGCATTCTTTCTGTGATCGACTTCAAGACTTCAATTCGTCTCAAGAAAAAGGAACAGATTGGCAACTACTTTATGCAGGCTGCTGCTTATCGCCAGATGTTTCATGAGATGACTGGCTTGCTTCCAAGGCAGGTCGTAATTCTGATTGGTGTTGATACTGCCAATTTCTGTCAGACTCTTGTCGTAAAAGAGGATGAGTTGGAGTTGCATCGTCAAGAATTGTTGAAATATATTCGTGCCTACCAAGAAAAACTTGACAACGTTATCTCAATGTAGTAAGATAAGAATGTCTGGCATGATTTAAGGTATCAATCGTTTCGATTAGGTTAATTTATCAAGATTTACTGGAAATATATCCAAATCTTGCATATATACTGTGCGTATAGGTTTTGTATAGGTTGTTCTTCTACAGGAGTTTAACATGAAGACAGTTGGCAATAAATTGAGTCCGTTTACAATCACTGGTGTAAAGCCAGGTGCTCTTGAACCAAACGGAGCATTTCAGGATATCAATCTGCGTTCTTTCGAAGGCAAATGGAAGGTGATTGTTTATTATCCGAAAGACTTTACTTTTGTCTGCCCGACAGAGATTCTTGCCTATGATAAGTTGAACAAAGACTTCGCGGATCGTGATGCAGTTCTGCTTATCGGTTCAACAGACAATGAATTTGTCAAGTTGGCATGGAAGAATGCTCACGAAGGTTTGCGCAATACCACTTGCTGGATGTTTGCCGACACAAAGCGCGAAATTGATTGGGATGACGAAAGCAGTAGCCTTGTGACTCAACTTGGCGTTTTCAGCAATAGTGCTGGTGCTGCTCTTCGCGCAACCTTTATTGTTGATCCTGACAATGTGATTCAGCACGTGACTGTTAACAGTCTTGCTGTCGGTCGTAATGCGGATGAGACACTTCGTGTTCTTGATGCACTTCAGACTGGTGAACTTTGCCAGTGTGGTCGTCAGATCGGTGAAGCAACACTTAACGCAGCATAATGTCATCTGATTCCAAACCTCCATTCAGAGAAATACTTTGGCATTTCATTTGCTCAAAGTGTAAACTCTGGTGGAGTTTTGGAACGAATGACGATTGGAAACCAAAGGAATGGTATTGTCCACATTGTGGAACCAAAAATGGAGAAGTCTGAAATGAAATTTTGTCTCGAGTTTATAAAGGAGTGGGGGTTATTTTTAGTTCCCTTTATATGTTTTGGAATTTTTTGGTTGGTCATTACTCTTACAAACATTCTTTACTAAAGGAAATCTAAAATGAAAAAGTTAATTCTCGCTCTTGCTCTCGTTTCTGCTCCAGTGTTGGCACAGGATCGTGTTGCGCAATATGATTTTGACAGAGACGGCAAAGTTTCGTTTGATGATGTAAATCGTTTCTGCACAGTCTCAAAGTCTTTCTTTGAACGTGCAGACAAAAATGGTGATGGGTTTCTAAGTAATTCAGAAATGCGCACTGCGAAGGGATATCTCTTCTCGCGCTGCGATAAAGTGGTGTAAATATATTTTTACATTGGAGATTAAATCATGAGCGAAAGTCTAGCACATCTAATCCCACCCGAGATCGCAAGGATCGGCAATGCACCTTGTGATTGTGGACGCAGCCCAACTGGCAAGTGTGTCGGTTGGCATGGAATGGACGAAGAGCGCCTCACGAGAGCGCGTGAGGCGTATGAGATTGGCATGCGAATGAAAGCAGATCGAATCGCTGCGCGAGAGAGGGAAACAGCAAATGTGGGTTGATGTTCTGAAGGAATCATTACCAGAGTATGCAAAAGACATTCGTCTAAATTTAGATGCAGTGATCAATCGCAGTTCTCTGGATCCAGTTGTTGCGCATGGATGCGCACTTGCTGCTGCTTTCGCTGCAGGAAACTCTCGACTTGCAACTGCAATTGATGCTGAGATTGATAATCGAACAGAAGCCAATGCTGCGTTGACTGCAGGATCGCTCATGGCAATGACCAATGTCTGGTACACTTATACCAAGATGGTGAACGATCCTGCCTTCAATGCACTTGGCGCTGGACTACGAATGAATGCAATTGCAAGTCATGGCGGAACTTCAAAGATTAACTTTGAAGCCTATGCGCTTGCTGCTTCAATTGTTGGCAAGTGTCATGATTGTGTTGTCTCTCATTTCAATACTCTGAAGAAAGAAGGTATGAGCCTTGAGAATCTCCGAGACATTGGTCGTATTTCCGCAACGATGCAGTCTGTCGCAAGAATTCTCAATGCCTAAATATTGTCATGAATGAAGAGCAATACGAAACAATAGCAACAGAATTGAGAGATACTCTAAATGAGAAAATCGTGCTTCATTTAGAAGAAGGTGTTCCACAATCTGAAGTTGATGCAGCGCAAGCAGCCTATGACTATCATGTGGCAAATAGAGATATTCTTATCACAGAATAATGGTTGTAAACTGACGACTAAAGGTGTTTCGGACGTGGGTTCGACTCCCACCTTCTCCACCAAAAACATACTCGCCATCCCTCTACGATGGTCTCGCAAAGTCTTCCTAGGAGATGAGATAGTTGCAAGTAGTATGTTTCTGATGGGGAAGAAATGGCTTCGACGGGGCAAGTAATAAACCGACGGCAACCAGTGAGGCGACTGACTTAATCAGCGCAAATCAAGTAAACGCAAACGATGATGTTTACGAAATGGCTCTCGCTGCTTAATTGTAGCATGAGATTACCAGAGTTGACCACTTGGTAACAGAAAGGTCAGGGGTGGTGGTGCGAACCACCACCTTTTTCTATCTCTGCAATAAATGGAGACAACTAACATGAATGCAGTAGACATTTTACATAATGTGGAAAAATATTTTGATCGCAACCATAATTTGTTTTGTATGTGGGGTGGCTTATTTGCCATCGTGTTTTTAGGGTTGTTTGTTCCCTTTAATATGCACTTTCGAACCATGGCAAAACTTGAACAGCAACAAGAAGCCAATTCTCTTCTGATTGCTCAATTGCATGACATGAGTCATCGCATGGAGTTTCTTGAATTATCATACGAAAAGAAACAAAAGGTCATGCGAGACGTTGAGTGTCTTGCCAAGAACATTTACTATGAGGCTGCATCAGAACCACGCGCTGGCAAGATTGCTGTGGCTGAAGTCACCATGAATCGCGTCAAGAGCAAACAATTTCCCAGATCTGTCTGTGGTGTTGTATATCAAAAGGTTCGAAGCACCTGTCAGTTCTCTTGGGTTTGTGAAAGTAAAAAGGCAATTCGAAATCAAGCAGCATGGCGCGAGTCGCTCAAGATTGCTGAAAATATATTGATTTCTAAGAGGCAATATGGTATTATTGGGAATGCAATGTACTTCCATGCCGACTATGTTGATCCAGCATGGGCAGAGGAAAAGAAATTAATTGTACAAATTGGTCGCCATATATTTTATCGTTGAGGTTTTATGAGAATTATTGAAGATGTGAAGTTAGATTATAAAGATGTTCTAATTACACCCAAACGTTCTTCGCTCTCTTCAAGAAGTGAAGTAAAACTTGAAAGATTGTTTACATTTAGAAGTTACAATTCTTGGTTCGGCATTCCAATCATTGCAGCAAACATGGATGGTGTTGGAACTCTGCAAATGGACGAGGCACTGAATAAACATCATTGTATGGTTGCGCTCACGAAGCACTATTCTGATACAAAACTTATTGAGCATCTACAAAAGAAACTTGACAGTACCATCTATTCAATGGGAATTAGTGACGAAGATTTACAGAAGTTTGATAATGTCTACAACATTGTTGGCAATAGACTGATTCGTGTTTGTATTGACGTTGCAAATGGATATACACAATCATTTGTAAATTTTATTCACAAATTTCGTGAACGATATCCAAACGTAATTCTAATGGCAGGTAATGTTGTCACACCAGAGATGACAGAGGAATTGATTCTTGCTGGTGTTGACATTGTGAAGGTTGGTATTGGTCCTGGATCTGTGTGCACGACACGCAAGATGACAGGCATCGGCTACCCGCAGTTGAGTGCAGTGATTGAATGCGCTGATGCAGCGCATGGTCTCAAGGGTCATATCATAGCGGATGGGGGGTGCACCGTTCCTGGAGATGTTGTGAAAGCATTTGCTGCGGGAGCCGATTTTGTGATGCTTGGTGGTATGCTTGCTGGACATAAAGAAGGCGGTGCTTCTCCAATGAGCACAAATCAATTCTATGGCATGAGTTCAGACACTGCAATGGATCTTCATAATGGTGGTGTTGCAAACTATCGCGCCAGTGAAGGAAAGACAGTAGAGATTCCATATCGTGGAGAAGTGA